AGTAATCACAAGAGAGATTTTTGGTTGTACACATTTTGAAGCAGAATCTCGTCAAAGATACTACAGTTTAAACGAGTACGCTCAGGATGTTAATTACAAACATGTTATCTTAGTACTAAGAAATCCCTTTGATAGATTAGTTTCAGGAATTCACAGAGATTTTTGGGTGTATTGTGGCCAAAAAAATACTTTTGGCAACACAAAAGTTTTTGAAGAGTTTGTAGAAAATAGAGATCGCATTAAGCACACTCACGGTGATCCATACTTACAAAAATTTGATCTCAAATTAAATTTTCAGATATTGCCATATGATAATATTGGAAGCTATGTTAATTCTCCTAATGATGAGAAACCATTAGACGGCAGAAAAAGAACTTTTAAAGGTATAGTAACAAATTTTGCCAAAGAGTTTAATTTAGACAGAGAAATGGATACATATAATGCGTTAATGAAAAAAGAGGTAATACAGCCAGAAGTATATAAAGATTTAGTTCTCACCTCTACTAAAGTTAATTACTTCGGCGAACGAGTAACGAAAGAATTTTTATGGGATTTATAATTTTACTTTTATTTTCTGCTCTTGCAGTATCTTCTGTAGCAGCATATTTTTCAATCATTGGATTAACCACTATATTCCCGGCAGCTTATGCCGAGATTATTGGTATGGGAGTAGTTCTTGAGATTGCTAAACTTGTAACAGCATCTTGGGTGTATCAATATTGGTCAACCTCATCAAAACTATTAAAGACATATTTTGTATCGGCAGTTGTTATTCTTTCTGTCATTACATCTTTAGGTATCTTTGGTTTTCTATCAAGAGCACATATTGATCAAACTGCTACTAATCAAGACTATACACTAAACATGGAAGTCATTGAGTTTAGACTAGACGCAGAAAGAAGTAAATTACAACAAGCCCGAGATCGTTTATCTGGTTTAGACGATACTCTCAGAACATCACGTGGTGAAGATAAAAACTATGTGAACAGAACACAGAGAGAAGAAAGAGAACAGTTGAATGCAGAGATGGATGAGGCAGTAGCTAATATCGATGCACTAAACTTAGAGCTCTTGCCAATGAGGCAAGAAGTAGCACAAATGGACGCAGAGCTAGGTCCTATCAAATATATCGCAGAACTATTTTATTCTACATCAGACAAATCTAGTGTAGATAGTGCAGTTAGAATTATCATTATGCTACTTATTTTTGTATTTGATCCATTAGCTATTCTTCTAGTAGTTGCTGCTAACATGTCTATTAAGAAACGTAAAGGCGAATCAATTACTTTTATTAGTGAAAAAGACTTGACAAAAGAGTTAGAAGAGTATAATATAGACATTACAGATATACCTGAAGATGATAAAGACGTAGATAATTGGATTACAAAAAAATACGGACAAGCGTCTAAAGGTAATGAAGAAGATCGTAAAAGATTAAAATGGTTAATTGATAGTAAACGTAAACAAAAGGAGTAATATTATGCCAAACGTGATTGAATCAGACTTTTTTGCAGAAAGAAATAGCCAAGAGTGGCAATCTAGAGTTAGAAAGTTCTTAACTAACAGCACTTGCTTTTTTAAGTTTCAAAAACAAAATGGTGAACTTAGAGAAATGAACTGCACATTAAATCCTAGTGTAGTGCCTGCTGTTACTAATCCTAAAGCTCCCAACGATAAGAATCTTACAGTATTTGATACTGATGTTTCTGGTTGGAGAACTATTCCGTGGGACAAAGTTATCTCATTTAAAGTATTGTAATCATGCGTCCTCTGCGCCGGGCAGTATTTGTACATGTCCCTAAAACTGCTGGCACGGCGATTATTCAATGGGCGAATAGAAACAGTCAAAAACATAGCTTTGTTCTTGATCATTGTGGACATGCTACACTTGAAGAAATAAATGGAACAGGTGATAAAGTGCCGTTGTCACAATACACAGATATAGACCCGTATGTTATATTTGGTGTGCGAAGAAATACATATGATAGAATGATAAGTGTGTATAACCATATTGGATTACAACCAGTAACACGACGAGAAAAAACCAAAGAATGGAAACTATACACAAAGGCTCATAAAAAAGGCATCGTGTATTTCACTGATTGGATTAACGACAACAAATCCTCAAGATATACTCACTGGAATCGCTCATTAATAGAATGGTTAAAAGGTGTAAATGTTGTTCTCCAATATGAAAACTTACACAATCAATTTAAAATAATTAAAGAGGCTCTAGCTGTCCCAGATCCATTAAAACCAGCTAATGTTCTGCCTTATCGATACAGAAAATCAACTTACTACACTCAAGATTATATTGATGTTATACAGAAACACTATGGCGAAGAGATTGAGAAGTACAAGTACCTGCCAAAAAAATGCTTGACATCCTGATCTACCGATGTTATAATTAGTAGATTAATAAAGGAGTCCTTCTATGGCACAAACTAAACGTAAACGCAGCACCTATGTGATGACTGAACCTCATTGGGTAAAGCTAGCATTAATTGAAGACAACACTCAACGAGAACAAGAGTGGAAAGATATTGATTACTTTGTCCGGTACGAAATCGCAGACAAAATTCTACGAGCAGCATTTAAAACCTGGCTTCGTAAAGACTCTGGTTTGACTAAGGAAGAGATATCTGCTATTCTAACTTTGTCAGATTGGAACTTTAACCATGTAGGCAAGTATTGTTTTGTCCATTCTAAGACAGGGTGGATGACAGAGTCTGCTAGAAACTATATTGATAAGAAACTACAACAGTTTCTAGAAAAAGCAAAAACAAACCCTAAGTCTAGTTGGGAAGAAGATACTGAAGACGCACCTAAACCTAAACCTAAGAAGGTTGTGGCAATGCGTGAGAACTTAAATGAAGCAATGTGCTTTGTTGAGTTGGGTATTGATGAGATTGTAGACGGTAAAAATGTACGGAGTGTCACAGCATTGCGAGATTTTAAACTAAACAATGCTGAGATTAATAAAATGTTTGCAGAGTTAGGCAAATACAAAGACGAGATGGTGGAACTCCAGCAAGTTCGTCAGTTAAAAGATCCTAGCGATTGGGACAAGCAGCTACTTGAAGGCTTTTCTAATCTAAAGGTAACTACAGTTAGAAAGATTATCGAGTTCTATGATGCTTGTGAAGGCTTTCTAATGAATGAGAAGACAGCCAAGAAAATTACTCGTATTAGGAAGAAGCGTCCTACAGACAAGAACAAACTTGTACGTCGACTACGCTACCTAGCTGAGGATAAAGACTTGGGTATTGCCTCTGTAAACCCTGTAGCAATTATTGGTGCTACTGAGGTTTGGATGTATGATGTTAAACGTAAGCGACTCTGTGTATACGCCTCAGAGTATGATGGCGGACTCAGTGTTAAAGGCACTGCTATTGAAAACTATTCAGATTCTAAGTCTTACGAAAAGACGATTAGAAAGCCTGAAGAGATGGTGCCAGCATTTATGAAGGCACGAGCCAATGGCTTGCACAAGTTCATGGATAATATCCGTGGTAAAAAGATGGCAGTTAAGACTAGGGTACAACCTAACTCTGTAATTTTGAGGATTAAAGAATGATTGTTGTAGACTTTAATCAAGTCGCCATTGCCAACTTTATGGCAGAGATTGGACACCGTAAGGATGCCAGTGTAGATGTAGACGTTAATCTACTTAGGCATATGATTCTAAATACATTACGTTCCTATCGTAATAGGTTTGGTGCTGAATATGGTGAACTAGTAATTGCTATGGATAACAGGCACTATTGGCGCAGAAAAGTGTTCCCTTTCTACAAATCTCACCGCAAAAAAGTGCGAGAAGAAAGCGCTCTTGATTGGAGTACTATATTTGATGCATTGCACATCATTAGACAAGAGTTAGAGGAGTTTTTTCCTTATCCTGTAATTGATGTAGACGGTGCTGAAGCCGATGATGTTATTGGTACATTGGCAGAGTACAGTCAAACATCTGGGGACAGTGTAGGTGGATTGTTTGACGATCCCACACCTGAACCTTTTCTTATTATCTCAGGTGATCATGACTTTAATCAGCTACAGAAGTGGAGTAATGTAAAACAGTTTGCTCCTGCATTTAAGAAGTGGGTTAAGATTAAAGAGCCTGCCGATAAAGTTCTCATGGAACATATTATTACAGGCGATAAAGGTGACGGCATTCCTAATATGCTGTCTGCAGACGATACATTTGTTGAGGGTAAACGACAACGACCTATTAGAAAGGCATTGTTGGCAGAGTGGAAAGGCATGAAGCCAGAGGAGTTTGTAGTGAACTCTGAGATGGCTCATGGGTTTAACCGTAATCAACTTCTAGTAGACTTGTCTAAGACACCAGAAGATATTAAAGAAAGTATTATAAATAGTTATGAAAGACAACAAGGTGGCGATAGAAGCCAGTTGTTAAACTACTTCATCAAGAACAGAATGAAACTAATGATGGAAGTGATAGAAGATTTTTAAATGGAGACACTATGAAATTCAGACAAATCAACGAAGGCTTTGAATGGGTATTTAAAGTCGACACCCCAGAAGAGCAAGTCGCAAGACTAAAACAATGGGCCCCTACTAACCAAACACTAGTACCAATCGTTCGTATTGGTGTTGGTGCTGAAAAACCTGATTGGGGCTTGCCAGAAGGTATGCCTTCTACTACTAAACTTCAAGAAGATATTCCTGACGGTATGGGAGAGACGACTCTTACATTAGAATGGAGACGTGTTAGACAGTTCATGGAACCTGGTTCTAATATGAAAAAGCTACCTACTTGGAAACAAGAATCTAATTGGGTACAAATTTTAGAAGGACTGCATCATTTAGAGGCAAAAGTTCTAACAGCAGTTAAAGATGGTAAACTGTTAGACATGTACCCTAAACTTGAAGGCATGTTACCACTTCTAGGTATCACAGAGTACAACAAACCCGAAAAACCAAAAGCAAAAAGAAGTCGAAAGACTAAGGCAGCAGCTAAAAAGGTATAAAATACATGATCGGTATGTTCTACGAGGACGATGTCCTCGCAGTTAATGCAGTCGTTTCAGCTCTACTTCCAGAAAAAGGTATTCTTGTAGAGATTGGATGTTTCCAAGGCAAGAGTACAGTTGCCTGGGCTGAAGCATTTAAAGCTAATAATAAAGACTTTAAAATCCATGCAATTGATAAGTTTGAGGGATTGAACCCTCGACGTCCCACCCAAGATGAACTAAACAAGGCAAAAGCAGCAGGCCTCAACGTTGAGTACATGGGTA